GGAAAAAATAGCCTAAATAGGCTGATTCGATGTGTTTGCGGGAAAAAAATCGGCCCAGATCCGCGAAATTTTAATCAGCGAGTCAGCTTGGGAAGAAATGACCTGCTTATTCGCACCTTCCTTAGTAAAATAGAGTTTTACTTCATATTGTTTCTGTTTGTTACATTCCTTGGATCTCTATTTAGTTCTACTCAGTACGGAAGGGGAACGGTTCTTTTTCCTATACGATTCTTTGAGTACTTCGTTTTTTTCTATATGGGTTTCTTCTTATACAAAGGAGGAGCGAACATTAGAAAATTATTGCTGCTTTTGCTTATAGCAAACTCTGCCGTTGCGATCCTTCAACACTTTGGAGTTGTTGGAGGGTTTAACGTAAGAGGTTATCAGCCAAATATGTCTGAGCGTGTAATTGGATTAACTAGCGGGCCTTGGGAACTTGGGGTTATACTTAACTTTATTACTTGTTATTTCCTTGCGGAAGAAAAGAGCGAATTTAAGAAATATATAATATTTGGTGTCGCAACATTAATCATAATGATGACTGGTTCAAGGATGTCTTTGCTTGCACAGATTGTCATCCTGGTATGGTATATGAAGCTTAGTGCAAGTCTGGTCACCATCATTAAAAGATGCCTGGTTGTCATTCCATTACTGTTTGCGGTGTATTTCTTCTTTGGGGATAGTACAGTTGCTACCCGTTCAGATAGCCTCATGAACAGTGATAACATAGACCAGTTACTGGACTCATATTCATCGGTAAGGATTACAGAATCGGTTCCTTCGTGGGGTGATTTGGGTGTTCTTTCTCGCGGTGATGAGGTCGATGCAAGCTGGAGTATGAGGGGAATTAAATGGATTTACGCCGTTAAATTATATCTTTCCCACCCTATGTACTGGATGATCGGCGTCGGAGCGGGGTCTTTTGGCAACGCACTTGATGGTGGCTGGCTGAGGATCACTACCGAGACGGGAATTATCGGGCTATTACTGTTTGTGATGTTCCTTATGCGTGTAAAGAGATTATCGCCAACAATGTCATTATGCGTTATCGCATTTTGTATAAATATGCTAATGATTGATATTTACATGTCATATAAAGTAATGTCAATGATGCTACTTTTGGCAGGTTATTATCACAAGAAAAGAAAAGACGAGAAAGCCAGACTAAGGGAAAATAACGGATCTGAAATTTTATTCCATAATAAAAGGGAAGTGTTATAGTGGTTAATGGCGCTCCTCATGGAGCGCCTTTTGTCTTTGTCTATTCGCCGGTGTCAGTTGCGCCTGAAAATTTATCAAGAGTTTTTAGGTACTCATAAGCCTGAGAAAAAGGGTTTTCTCCTGATATATCATAAATGCACTCATATTGTTCTGAGTATAACTCCTCAGCCTCCTCGCCGTTCGCAAAAAACCTTACCCCAAAGGACAACGTTTTTTTATCTGAACTGATGGCGGGAAGGTTAACACGTGCAACCCCCTGGTCCACGGTCAATCCACGAAAACTGATAGGTAAAATTAAAGCCATGTTAATCCCCCATTACCATGCTGAGACAGCAGCGCGCCGCCATGTGTTGGTTGCCGTACAAATATAAAGATAGGTGCTATCGGAAGCCCATTGACCAGCCTGCCCGCCAGATGTTGCAGTAGCAGGAACGGGAACCTTCATAGATAAAATATATCCATCAGTAGCTGAAGCAGGCTCTGAACCGGGTTTATAGAGAATCCCGATTGAGCTTTTGAAAAGCCAATCTTGCCCCCACTGAATTCTACGTCTGTCGTATGCTGGCGGTGTCGCGGCCTTTGTCCCGATGGCGAGATCACTTTCTATTTTATGCGGCCCTGAATAACTTCCGGTGTTAATAGCGTTTTTAAGATCATGCGGACCTATACAGATGCGTCCGGAGACGTTAGCAGTGGAGGTATTTATGGAATAAGCAAGTCCTGATAAATCTTTTAGATTTACAACCTCAAGATTATTGATGTTCTGGAAATATAGTGTTGTGTCTGTGGCGATGGTCGAATAGTTAACCCCGTCGATTATTCTCACGTCATTTCCGACAGGAACGGTCCAGGGGCCTGTAGAAGAACCACCAATGCTGATACAGCGCCCCGCGTTTTTGTCGTCCGCCTTACGCACAGTGGGGTATAGGTCAAGGAATTGCGGCCCGGTTACTTGTACGAAATTAGAGTCAACTTGAATTTTTGCGCGAATAGGGTTTCTAATAAAAACACCAAAATCGCAATTTAATTCAGCATCAAAGTTAACAAGCTCATAAAGCCGGCTATCAGCTCCACCATGAGATGATTTCAGGCTTCCGCCTTTGATGCCATCTAGCCAAATCCCTAGACCCCCACGATCCTTTCCGGTGTTTATGTTAGACATCTGCACGTTACGCCCCCAATTGTAATAAGGGGTAAACAGGAAATCGACATAAAAACCATTGATTGATTGCGAACCTGAAGAAATACCATAATCGGTTGCCACTACGCCGTCGACGGTACACTCAATAGGGCTCATCATTTTAAACGCAGCGTTGTCTGTGGTCCCCGTTGCTCCAGAAGTAACGATATTGTCTATCGTCATTCTACGGGCATAGGTGAAGTTTATTGCGTTTGGTGTCGCAGCAGTAACGATAGAGTCGCTAAAGTTGCCAGCGTATGAGTAATCGTTAATGCTCCTGTTAAAGCGACAACCTTTAACCTGCGGTCCTGTGATAGCCCGAAGCTGCAAAACGTCAAAATTCGCATTCAGGATATTCAATTTGTTAAGAAATGCCGCAGGTACGATAAATGGATCGCCAAATGCCGTAACCAGAGGATCTATTAAAACAAGCTGAGATGCGTTAGCCGATTTAACACGAGAGTGCTCAAAATAAATGGTTCCGGCATTCACGGAGTCTGTACCGCTAATATTCTCAAAGCGAACCACATCGCCAGCAGAAAAGGAACTAAAATCACCAGTAATTGTGGTGGTTCCAACTGGAAGGGATCCAGTATATTTTACAAAAGAAGTTTTGCTAATAGTAAATTTATCAAAGGCAAAGCGGAGACCATCGGCGATAACTAATTGCGACGAACTGGCAGATACTACCGTCGAGAAATGGACGCCGATCTGGTTTATACTGCCGTTAAATCCTGTATCCGGAGCCAGTTCTATTGCGATCTTGTCCCCGGCATTGTACGCCGAGAAGTTACCCGGGAACGTTGTTGATCCAGCGGCATAGGTGGCGTAGTCGTTAACGGTGCCGACCGTTATCGAATTGGTACGGGTTTTTAGCGTGTCTCCTTTAATGATTACGAAGCCTTTAATTTTACCTTCGCCAGTTAGGTTTAGCCCTCCTCTGGTGTATACAAGCCCATCCCAGTTAACATCCATGTCTACTACGGCTTGCTTATTGTTATCTATACAATAATCAAGAAACAATTTTGCCAGAGATGACTCGTTTCCTGACCCAGTAAATCCATAGGATGACGCAGTTACTGAAGGAAGCCCGCCGATCAGCATTGCTCCTGATGTACCTGCAAGCTTTATTGCAAGATCCGCTGTATCTGTCTGCGCTGCAATCGGCACGAAACTACCAACGTTATTGCACCCTACAAGCATATTTGATCTGAGATTAGCGTTTGCATACATCGGCACGCTTGATTCTGGAACCCTGAGCGTCCTGGAAAATAGGTCTTCAGAATGCTCAATTGATTCTGATACGGAATTATCTACGTAATTTTTAGTAGCAGCATCCTGCTGGTTTACAGGATCCTTCAGATTCCTGATTTGATTACCAAGAGCATCGTAGAAATTGGCTATGAAAGAAGGTTTACGAAGTGCTAGGCGGAGAAAGCTGAAGCACTGCTGGATAAGCATGGTTAGTTTGTCGAACGCATCCTCATGGACCTCTGCGAAGAACTTCCCCTGGTTACGAAGGTCAGTCTCCTGGGTAACTGGAAGGTTACGCGAGATAGAAATCTGCCATCCGTTGGCCAACGGTGACGTCAGCACGACATTCCCGCCAGAATAGGTACCAGCACCGGTAACGGAGTAATCGGTATCCAGAGTCAGCACAGTAATATTTTCGTTGTGGTCGGCAACCTGGACGGTGAGATCTGACTTCTTGAAGATGCGGAACGTGTACGGGAAAGATGTAGTAACGCCGTTCCCTGTGTAGTCGTTATGGTCGACTTCGGTTGAGACCGTCATAAATAAATCTCCAGATGTCGCAGCGCCCGGCGCGCCACACTGAAGATCATTCTATTACCCATTGAACCACATATGAATAAAACCGATCGAAACGAGTAAAAACATTACCATTAAGGTAAACAAAAGAGCTCTGGAAATCTTTGTTACGTTTTGATATATGTATATATATACAGTATTAATGGGAGTATTCCTAATGCCAGAACGGTACCAGTATCCTGTCGTCGAAGGTTTTGCGGATCGCATCCACACCCCTGAGGGTGTCAGATCCCTGGTTGTAAACTCACAGCTTATGGAGTTGCTCAGGGAGATGGAGCGAGACGGCCACGATGTCAGCGGCGCGGCGGCGGAACTGGTGGCACTGGTTAACTATGTGACAAGCTCGCAGTTGTCGATGCGTGAGCTGCAAACACACCTTGACTTCTGCGCGATGCAGATCAGGCAGCATCTGAGATAACGGCAACTTACCAGACCATGAAGATTTTATGGATAAAAACCGAACATAATTCTACAATCCCATCGCCACATTCAGTGGTCTACACACGGTAAGTGAAAATGAAAAAAGTAATCGCTGTCCTGTTTGTTCTGATGTCTCTGGGTTCTGCTACACAGGCTTTTGCTGGTAACTGCCAGCATGATAGTGATACTGCTGCTGACGGCTCACGTTGCGGCGGGCGTTCTGCTGATTCTCGTCCCGGCGGTCAGTGATAAATAAGGCCGCTTTCGCGGCCTTTGTGACATGTCACACTAATGGTAGCTTGTACACTACAGCCGCCAGAATAACGAAGGTTATAAAATATATGACCTTCGAACTTGTATCACCAATCCAGCCTTTCTTAAGAGCAAATATAATCGTAAAGAAATAAGCGGTTCCACAAACAACGACGACTACAAACCAAAAAAATATCAGCGCAATATTCATCATTATTTCCATCAATTCCCCACCGCCTTTCCAAGATCTGGGGCGCGGCGCGGAGAGGTATCTCCTGGCTCCCACCAGCTCGTTGTGTTGAATTCCCGCTGCGCGCGGTCCCTTACCCTGTCGTTGTACCCTGGGTTTGCCATCTCCTGAAGCTGTTGCAGGATCAGGTGATTGGTAATGGCTTTAGCATACCAGAGGTTGGCAAACGGGGTGATCATCCGAGCGGTCTTTAGCGCATCGGCGCCGAAAGAAGTATCTTCTCCCTGAAGCGCTTTCTGTGGGTTGGTGATCAGCAACTTTGTCAGCTGTTCGGCGAAACTCAATACCGGACCGCCAATTGTGGCCGCGATGCTTGACCCATATTGCGTGTGATCCTGGAACAGGAAATCACCATAGATACCGAACGAACCGCCTTTCAGTAGCGCCTGCACCCATGTTGTTGGCTTTGTCATGTCCAGTGGGTCATTTCCTGTCAGCAGGCTGTTCATCTGGTTAGCAAACATCCCGGCCAGCGTCGTACCTGCAATATAGGAAGCCAGGAATTTTATGGCTGGTACGGTATCCAGATCGCTCGCCCTGTTAACCAGTTGGCGAAAACCAGCGAACGGCGTGGTTTTAAAGAGCATGAAGCTTTTAAGCAGCTGGCCGGCATCATCACGGGCGTAGGTATCCAGCCCGGTGGCCGTTGTCACTGCGCTGGTCATCTCACCGTGAGTGATCCCCAGCAATTTCTGAGCAGCTTCCGCCCGGGCGTTACGCACCATGCGCGAAATCGTCTGCTCGGCCTCTGCGTCGAATGCTTCCTTCATCCGCTTCAGGCGTTCAGGTGACATATCGCCAAGAGCTGCCAGTGCCGTATCACTACCGGCGCGCACCTGGGCGATCCTGTCAGCCATAATATTGGTGATCACCTCATCTGGAACGGCGTAAATAGCGTCCGGCGTCATGCCCATATGTCCGGCTGTAGTCATTGGCCGCAGCTCTGCCGCTGCCATGATAGCCCAGTCCTCATTACTCCATCCCTTATTTGCCAGGATGGTTTTATCTGAGCCCTTAACTTCATCAAGGGTCTTAAATTTGCGGGTTAGCTCGCCAATGTTTTTATACATCAGCAGGCCAAATGACGCCTTGTTTGCCCGGTCCATTGCGATCAGCCCGGACCACTTCAGGGTTTTCTCAGCAAACCAGCCGGTAATGCCGCGAGACAGGTCAAAACCGCCCATCTTCGAGACGACAGCAGCATGCGAATCTACAAGCAGGCCAAGCTCCGCATTCGCGCGCTTCGCATCGCCGTTAAACAGGTTTCTCAGCGTATTTGCCGAGAGCCGCATGCCATTACGGTCAAAGCCTAATGCCTGCGCATTCGCGCGCATTATGGCCTGGTCGCTGGTTGCAGTCAGAACGCTGGTACCGAGCATGGCGCTGGTCATAAGGTTACGGAGACCGCCAACAGCCGACGTGAATACGCTCGATGTGGCCGCACCGTTAAGGCCGGCCATTGAGTTAAACATGCGCTCGACCATCTTGCGCTCATCGTTCATCTTGCCGACTTCCTTTCCTCCGGTCACCGCACGCTGATAGACACGGTCCAGAACCAGGGAAAAGTTTCTTGCAGCATCAGGGCCGAATGCTTTCACCACCCCAAGATCGCGCGAGGAAGACTGCAGGTGCGACATCATTACGCCCGCAACCGGCTGCTGAGTGTAGCGCTCCATGTAGGCAAAATGGGATTGGGCGTCTTTAAACGCCATTACCCTGCTCTGAGATCCGCGGTTCTTTATCCCGCCAGTCCCCATGAATGCTCCCGGGTCGATTTTGTTGGCACCGTCAGTGGCCTTTGTTTCAAAGATCGCTTCCAGCGCCTGGCGATACTCGATGTCATTCATCGGGCTGCCGTCAGGATTAACGTAATTGCTGCGATCCTGGGTGTTGTAAACGTCGTCCACCCACGCCTGGCGGGCAAACTCAATCGGCGGCTGGCGGCCTGAAAGTCGCGCCTTAGCCTGTTCTGCCAGCGGCAAAGATGCCAGCCACTCATCGCGCCCGGCGTTGCGGATAAAATCGGCGTCGTCTACATACGGCAAATGCCAGTCGTCGCGCAACCCGATATCAAAACCGTTGTCGTTCATCTCCTGCCGTGCCCGGCTGGTTACGTCATTCCAAACCTGCGCGATTTTCTTCGCCTGAGGGTTACCGGTGTCTTCACCGTAAAGCTCCTTCAGGATCTGGAACTGTGCTGATTTAGCAGCCTGCTGGTCGAAGAGACTGCGGAAACGCTGTTCACCAAGCGCTTTACTCTGCTCAAAGAATTTTCTAACGTCATCACCGGCTTTCAGCAGTTCAGCGCTGAGCTGGCGCGACCAGTCCTGATAGGCGCCTGTCGCCAGTTCCTCTGCAGATGTCACGGCAATATCTTTACCATCAGAGGTACGCCGACCAGCAAAGATAAACTGCTGCAAATTGGCTGGCGTCTGCTGTTCTGGCGGGATATTCGCATCGAGGGTGTCTATTACCCTGCTGATGGCCAGCGCGTTCTGTGCGACGCGCTGGCGCTTCTTATAGACATCATGAACAACGCGCTGACGCACAAGCTCAGCGGCCTCCATGTACGTCTGTGCATCAGGGATACCAGTCTTGCCATCCCGGGCGTTTTTCCGGTGAATGTCGCGCACGGCCTCTTTGATCCGGTCTTCGATATTTTTCAGCTCATCAGCCTTGGGTTGGCGGCCCAGCGTCTGGGCAATGGCTTCAACACATGCCTGTTTCATTATGGGTTCCTCAGGAAGCACGCTGCTGCAACGGAATAAACTTTCGACTCTGCCTGTACGGTCTGGATCTGGTCGTCAAATTCAGCCAGAACGTCAGAAAGTTTTGCTGGCTGCCCGGTGTCAGGGTGCGCGATCGTTAATTCTGGATTCGCAGTTGCCATATCACGTGCGGCCATCAGGTCGTAACTGTTTGATGAAATCGCCTGGCCGGTGTCAGGATCAACACTGACCTGCCCGCCAGTTTCGTCGGCTGCCGTGAATGCACTTTCTGCGCGTGGCGCCGGTGCTTCTGCAGCCAGTTCTGACGGCGTTTCATACCTGACACCATTCTCTTCGAAAACCTGCCGCATTGCATGGTACTGCTCGTTGGCAGATTCCAGCATGCCTGGCCGCACCGGGCCATTCAGCCCACGGGCCATCATGCCGATGTTCACCGGCTGCCCGTCATTTAGCTGCCGGTACGCTTCATCCATGGCAGCCACATGGCTGTTGATGCTCTCGTTGCTGGCATGCAGAACTGGGGCCGACTCGATGTCGTAATAAAGCCCCTCGTTCAGAGTGTGGGCCGCATCGATGTCGCTAGGTTTAATTTCTGTCTCACGCACCAGGCCACGCATACTTTCAGGGATCATCCCCTGCTGAATACGGGACAGATCAGCGCGGGCCTCATAAAACTGACCGCCCTGCTGATGTGGTGCAAGAGTGTCGCGGGCATTCTGAAGGCGCTCTCTGGCAGTAGCGAGCTGGTTAGCTATGTCATCAAGCTTCGCCCTGTTTTCAGCATAATAACGGCGATTAGCGCCACCGCTTCCGGTTGGTGCTGCATCACGGATGGCTTTATCCTGAGCCTCAAGTTTCGCTACTGTACGCTCACCATTAGCAATCTCTGACTGCCACACCTTCCTGTCACCACGGGATAAAAGCTGATCTGCGTTCTGCTGCAATTCACTCATTCGCGATTCGTAGGTAACCTGCGGCACCTCTGGCGCAGTAGGGCCATCACCTAACGGGGAAGGTTGCGGTGCTGCCTCATTTCCCGGTGACGGTGAAGCAGTTTCGTCAGGTACGCTCTGAACCTCTGCCGCGGGGATTGGTGCTTCGGTATCTGCCGGAGGTGGCGTATCAGCATTTCGCGATGCCAGGTGATGAGCACCACCAAAGGCACCGCCAAGAACAGCGTCAACCAGCATCGCCTGCCCGTCAAATACCCGGTACTGCTTCGCCATATCGGAATAGCCTTTCTCCTCCAGTGTTTCGCCAACTGAATAACGGTTAAGGCCACCAAATCCTGTGTTGATTGCTACGCCTGATGCGATGCGCGTGGCCAGCGTCGTACCGATAGCGGCGGGAAGCGCCATGCCGGCGGCATTGAAAGAACTCTGTTGCGCAGCCAGATTACGCGCCGTGGACTCGTCTACACCTTTGGCTCTGAAGTCCTGATATGACTGCTCATAGGTAGAGCCAAAAGCCGTGGCGGCGCCGACCGTAGGGCCGCCGATGATTGAGGCACCAATCGCTGGCGCAAACTGGCCGAGCCCATAAAGCACCTCTGCGGCCGTACCCTGACTGCCGGCGTCTGGTTTCACATAACCTCGCGCGCCCTGCAGTTGCTTACCGATCGTGTCATAGGTGTCGTTCAGGGCTTTATCAGCGTCAGGGAACATAACGCGGAAAATGTTCACCGTCGGCGCCACATCTGCCGTGAATGCCGGATCGCTGATGAGTCGCTTGCTGAAACCAACTGCAGACTGCGCCAGCCCGATTGTTCCCTCCGCTACACCTCGTACAGGTGCGGAAATAGACCCCTGGAAAAACGTCGGATCATAGTCTTCTGGCCGCGCCGGATTAGCCGTCGTTTTATCGTCCGTCCATGCCTGGCCTTCAGGAGCCAGAGAAAATACATCGGCCATTATTCAACCCTCACGACTATTGCCTGATTTGTTTTTGGGTCTGTCGCCCAGCGCCCGCTGCCGCTCACCAGGCGATACTGGTTATTGCCAATGTTCACCGGCGTAAAGTTTGAAGCGGCATTTTCATTCAGCCCGGCGTCTTTCAGCGCCTGCTGTGCCGCCACTGTGTAGCGATCCTTGAAAGTGGATTTATCCATGCCGAACGGCATTACCACATCACCACCATTGAAGCCTTTGTAAACCCCGCCGGTGGCGTATTGCGCGGCCTTCTCGACCACATCAGAATTAGCCGCATCGGTGCGGGTCATTGCGGAATCTCCAGACTGGTAAGCGATCCCGGCGTAAGCGGATTTGAACAGGCTATAACTCAGCTGTCTGGCCTGCGGGTTATTGGCAAATGCATTACCTACCTGATCATCAAATGCACGCTTCAGCTTGTCCTCACTGGGGAGTTGAACCGGCGTGATCCCGGCATCTTTCATGCCCTTCGTGGGGTTAAGCAGTTGATCACCGGCCAGGATAACTTTAGAGACATCATATTTATTCATGGTCGGCTTGTAGCCAATGAACTGGCTGTATGCGATCGATGGCTTCGTGTTGTCGTACTGATTATCCGGGGTGCCGAGCAACAGCGCAGAGTAGGCGGTTGCCGCGCTGCTCGGTGCAATGGCTGACGCAACCTGCCGCATCGCTGGCGCCGGAAGTGTCTCGCCCATGTTCTGCAGGAGCTTTATCGTTTGGTCGACATTTTGCGTTCCGCGTACCTGCTGAGCCAGAGCGTTGGCCTCTTCACTGCTTAGTATCGGGGCATTGATTCCAAGCTCACGCAGCCGATCCTGAGATGAAAAGCGGTTGGCTACTTCAGCAGTGATATCGTTTGGATTGTTACTTGAGATAGGCTTATAGGCGCCGATGTCCACCGCGGCATTGAACGGATTATTCTGGCGCTGGCTGATCACCTTCGTAGCGGCGGCTGATACCTGGTCGAATAATTCAGCCCGCGATGCATAGCCCTCCCCGGTCTGTTCCGGCGTCGGCTTCAACTGGTTGACGTATGCCGTGATGCTGCTGGTAGGCATATTGCGGAAAGAGCCAATGTACTGCCCGGCAATCTGCGTATTCCTGAATTCGGTGTATCGCTGGTTGCCCTCCCGCACGCCGTAGGCAGCCATAAAATCAGCTTCCCCTGGCGGGTTTGGGAACTCAACACCTCGCATGTAAGCCGCGGTGGCGTCGCGAACCTGGCTATCGATAGCCGTTCTGTATTCGGCCTGCTGCTGCCGGCGGATCTGGTCAGCCTGGCGCAGAAAAGTGGCCTGCGCTTCCGGCGTGGCGGCGTCGAATGCTGCATTGCCGGTGTAGCGTTTATTGCTGGTTGGCAACTGAGTGAGGCCCAGCGCGGCGCTGACGCCGGTTGATAGCTGGTCAGAACTGTATGGTTGCGTGCCATTTTCATGTTTAATGATGGCGGCACAGAGCGCCTGCAGCGTATCAGGGTTTGATGCATCAAGCGGCTGGTTTGCCGTTACGCCTAACTGCGCGCAAACCGCTTTGATGTATGCGGCCGTGTCATTATTGTCAGATGGCGGCGCCCAGCGGTTAATGATCTCGCCAACGGTATCAATCCCCTGCCGCTGGTAGGATATGAGGTTGCGGCCCAGCGCGCGGATCCCATGCTCTGGAGTCTCGAATTTTGCAAACCGGCCATCATTACCAGTCTGCCCAATCCACGGGTTAGAAGAGCTCGCCTCTAAGTTCCCCGGGTTATTGTTGCGCACTCCGCGCGGGCCATCTGCTGATGCTTCACCGCCGCCGGCGACTGCACGGCGTGAACCGGCGGCCGTATCGCTCAGCTCACCGTTGCTCTGAATGAAGCCGATCGCGTTATTTGCTGACCACTGAGAAAGCGCGCCATCTGCTACCTTCTCTTTGAATTCCACTTTTTTGGCCTGGATCTGCTCAGGACTCCACCCATGTGCGGTGCCGAAGCTTTCTATTTGCTGAAACGCCTGCTGATTAGCCAGCACATAGTTGGCGTTATCGCCATACATTGCCGAAGCGGTTTTGGCGCCGGTGGTCAGCGTTGCCTGGAACTGCCCCTCTTCATACGCATTGAGCTGCCCTATCTCATGCCGGCCAGCCTGAGACGTAAACTGAATGCGCTGCTGCTGAGCCTGCTGCATGAATCCCTGACGGGCCGACTCCGGCAACTGCATCGCCAGCTCCTGAGCCTTTGCGTCAAAGAGCTGGGTGTATTCCTGCCCCTTGCCGAGGGCATTTTTACCCTGCAGGTTAAGCAGGCCATTCTGCGGGTTGGTCATCAGATCGCTTGCGGTCTGTGTCAGTTGCAGCGATGCATCCTGAGCCATAGCGACATCAGCGCGCTGTTTAGCCTGGCCGAACACGTCAAGCGCCTGGCTTCCTGCGCTCAGCAGCGCATCGCCGGCGTTTGGCTGATCGACGGCCTGAAAACCTCCGGTCTGCACGCCACGGCTTTCAACCTGACGCCCGGCGACTGTTGGTACAACTGGCATAGTTCTCTCCTTATCGACCGGTAGGCGTGCCGATGGCAGCAGAAATTGGTGCGGCTTTGCTCTGCGTGAACGGGTTCCAGGTTCCGCCGAATGACTGATAAGCGCCATAGGCTTTCAGCGGCGCAGTAAGCAGCGTTGTCGCCGCGCCGATAGTTCCTGAGCTTTTAGCCGCGCTTGCCTGCGCTTCATAGTTAGCCGCCTGCGTCTGATATCCGTATGCTTCTCGCTGAGCATTATTGACGGTCGTCAGAGCATCCAGTGCGCCAAACTGCGCCGTATCCCCGAATATATCCAGCGCAGATCCTGAGCTCATATCAGCACCTGTTGCGCCCATTATTGCTGCCTGCGTGCCCTGCCGCTGCCGGGTCTCACGACGACGCTGATCAGCCTCCGCGTTACCGCGATTTATGGCGTCATTAGCCTGGGCAGTTGCGACATCAGCATTCTGCTGAGCAACCGCGGCAGTATATTTACCCTGCTGATACTGGTTATATGCAGACAGGCCGCTGAGCGCTAAAGTCGCGCCAGCGGCGATAGTCGGATCACACATCAGTTTTTCTCCATGTAAAAGCGGTGAAACGGCAGTCCGAGCACACCATACGGCGCCGGGTCTTCCAGGGTAAAACCGAGCCAGTGCAGCCACGCTTTTGCGACGTGGTTACGGGCATCGACATAATTTTCGAGATACGGATAGACGGACAGCATTGCAGCAACCACCTTCCGGCAGCGGCGCAGAAATGTTCGCTGATAGCGCTCCAGATCATCCGTGCCGACAAGCCAGGGGATCCCGCTGCCACCAATCATTGAAGCGGGCGCCACGCCAAAGACGGTGACAACGCGGCCGTTTATCAAGCCGGCACAGCAGAAGGTTGAGGTGCGAAGGCCGCACTCCAGAACACGGGCAGCACTCCAGCCATTCGTGGCGGCAAACTCTTCGATATCTGCCAGGCGCACGCGGGGGATAATTTCAGCGATGTGCTCTGCGGTGGCCGGGACTATCTGAGCGTTAATCATTAAAAGCCTCCCACGGTAATACGGGGGATCACCGCCAGAACAGAAAGCGGAAGCGGGTCAGTCTGACGGATTTTTACCCGCCCATTTTTATCCCAGTTGCTGTCGAGCTTGACCTCTACTTTGCCTGTGGCGTCATCAACCGGATCGTCGTAAAACTCAAACTCGCGCTGAGGGTATTCGTACCACTGGCCGCCTGGAGTTGATGCCCAGATGCCTCGGCTGGCGTTGACCACCAGCGTCACGGAATTGATCAGCTGTTTCTTATCGAGCAGCGTCTCCTGCCCGTTAATATTGATGTCCAGGGTTTCAAACTGGGCGTTAATCGGCAGGCCGATATGGACCACGGCGCCGGGTTTCTCCAGCGTTACAGCACCGCCGGTGACGACTTTCTGCGGCTCTACGCTGGCGTCGGACAGTACATTGACGGTCTGCCCCTCAAGGTGATCGAGTCCGGCGAATGTCTGGCGGGCCATGTACCAGTTAGTGGTGGCGGCGTTGCGCAGGACAGGAGGAATATTCCGGTTTGCCGTCACGGTTACCGAGTTACCGCTTTCCACCGAAATAATGTCGCAGCGCAGCTGCATGGCGACGGCGCTACCATCTTCAGGATCGGTTCCTGTGTAGGGGAACTGGATCTGTGCGCCGACATCTCCCGCGGTAAAATAGCTGGCCCCGCTCATCGTCAGGGTATATGGCACCTGATAACTCCAGTCCCCGCTTCCACCGCCGATAGTCGCCTCCCGGCTGCCGGTATTGCGCCCGTCATAGGTCAGTCCGCTGTCGACAAAGAAAGCGTCAAGGTCATCGGTGAACTGGCGGCTTGCCAGCCTCTCGATATAGCGTTTTGTCTGGCCGTTGATGGTGCGGTTAACCACGAAATAGATCGCGTCTTCGCTGCCTTCACTGATACCGCAAGTGCTCTCATATTTCCCGGCACTGGATTGCGGAGACCAGGCAAAAACCTGCTGATCACGCAGATAGGTCAGCACCAGCAATTTTCCATCGTCACGCACGCAGAACGCGCTGGAGAACGGGACAATACAAAACGCCCAGTCGACAATGCTGCGCTTCTGGAAAAGGTGATTAGCGAGAATTGTCAGGTCGTTGCCCTGAAAACCGTCCACATCAAACGAGTAGGCCAGATCCCGCACAACGCTGCCCTTCTCCTGGATAAAGAGCGCGATATTCGAAACCGCGATAGGAGGTACATCGCTGCAGCCGTTTGAGCCCTGAGAACTCAGGGAGAATGCAGAAGGCGTAAGCACTTTATTCTGGTCACCTGTCACAACAAACTCACCGCCGGAGGTCAGAACAACCAGCGATCCGACATCGATAAGGTGACGAATTTCGTTAACCTGCCGGCCAGCGTAGGTATAAACGATCCTGTCATCGTCCTGCGTCGGGTTGCTCTTGCCGAAGTCTTTATAGTCACCGGTACGGCTGGCCCAGATGGTTTGCGGATACGCAGGGGATGCAGCGAAGTACAGCCTCTGCTGGTAGTAGACGACAGTCGCCGGATAGCCATTGACGCTGTTCCACGCATAGCGCGCCCACTTGTAGCTGGCCTTGTCAGCCCCGACAACGTTCTCAGGGATACGAGAAACAACATCAGCGGTTGCAGTCATCCCGTCACCGGCGACGGCAGTGATACGCACAATGCCAAAACCACTATGCAGGTATTCCCACTGCACGCCTGTATCATCATCGCCGGTTCCGCCCCAGCCATCCCACGCCATACCTTCGGTGTGTGATGGGCGTAACGTCCCGGTTTTTCCTTCGGTATTGGCGCGATAGTAGTTGCTGTCGGCGCGCCGGATATCCTCGATCGATGTGCTCTTGCTGGTTTCCCATACTGGTACAGAGTCAACGGCTGGCTGCTCGAGGTAGAACAGCTTTCCGACCTGCTCGGCACCGAATATTGCAGAGCTCGAGGTTAGAGTGATTGTGCCAGTGGTGGCGCTGGCCCAGACAGTTTTGGACTCGTCGACGTTGATATCCTCAAACGGGCCGTTAGTTGTCTGCACATCGACGATCTGCCAGTTGTCATGCGCGTAACGGCGCAATTCTTTAGGCGGATAGGAAGGATGCACGATCGTCATCACGTCGGCGCTTTGGGTGAATTTCAGGCCGAAAACATCATTTTCTGTATAAGGTGTCGCCAGCTCGTAAATCACATCGCCGGTGGTCAGCACCAGGCCGCCGTCTTTGATGACGCGCATGTAATTGTGGCCAAACTCCAGCGCATAGGTCTGCACCGTCGAAAACTGGAAAGGGATAAGGCGGCATTTGCGATCCGGGTATTTCGCCGCGGCGATGAATTGCGTTCCAGGGCGGTTCTCTACCCCGCCATACTGCCGCACGATAAAGTTATCGCACTTGCGCAGCGCCACCTGGTACTTCGCCATATCGATGCGGCCATAGAGCGATGGGGCAATTTCGCCACCTGAGAAGCTCGGTTGTATCCAGCTAACAGCCATCAGCACATCCTCGCTACGGTAAACGGATCGTCAGGCATTTGCGGTTCCTGCGATTCGTTCATGCTGTGAGAGCCAGCGCTGAGGATGATCCGGCTATACATGCTCAGGGCATTATTGCCGAGGTCGGCATTACCCGTGAGAACCATGTTAATAGCCGCGGCCAGGCGCCAGGATAGAGCTTCCTGGAAGATGGGATCGAACATGTTCACGTCGGTAATGCGGGCCACATACCGCAGCCAGGCCTGCGGCAGATCGGTGTAAATCAGGCGCCCCGTGCCGGCGCTGTCTGCGCCGACCACGTACTGCACGCGCATAGCAGCCGTTGGATACCGAACACCGGGAACCGGAATTTCAATAATCTTCAGGCAGTCAGTCGGATAGGTGTATGCGAATGCCCAGTCCTGCGGCGGGTTGTTGGTGTCAGCCAGCGCGATATTCTTGGTCGCAAAATTCCATTCAAAATCGGCCAGGACAGCATCACGAATCGACTCGTAATACAGGGAACATTGCCCGGCTTCTTTGCTGGCTTCTTCCAGACTGTTGATGCTCCGGTTATTACCGATGTTGCTCAGCGCCCGGTTGCAGATCTCAATTACAGAGGCCATTACTCGCCCCCTTCACCGTAAAGCGTCTGCGCCGCCGTCTTCGGCGCCTCACCTGAAACAGGTGCCAGCGCCATATCGGTGATTTGCAGATCCGCGCTGCGGAAAGTGCCATCGTCGCCTTCACGCGCCGAAATACCCTTAATCACTGCTTTTGCAGTGATCATCACCTCAGTGCCTACATTCTGTGGCTGCGCTTTCAGCTTGTTCAGGGTGTCATTGTTCAGCGTGATGCACAGCCCCCACGGATATTCGTCGCGGGTTTTGGTCTCGCCGCTTTCATCCTGGTAGCTGTCGGTGCCGGTTTTGAGATTGACCATTTCCATAGAACGCTCCTACAAGAAAGGGGCCGAAGCCCCCTGGTTTATTCTGAGGCTCAGACGCCTAAATCTTTTCGCTTTTCGGCGATCTTCTCGCGCAGCGTTTCGGCTTTGGTGTTGTGATGAGGCTTCTCGTTAAAGAGCAGCTCATACTCTTCGCGGAGCTTATCCAGCTCGTCATCGCCACCACCGCCTTCGTTCAGCGTCTCAGGTTTAACGACGGCGGGAGCCACAACCTTTTGCGTTGCCTTCGCCTTTGCTTCCTTTGCCGCTTCGTTCAGCGGCTCCAGCGCTGAGCCAGGAACCCCGTCATACTCAATCTCTGAACCCTCCGGCCAGAGGTTGTTATGGATATGGGAAAGACGCAGCACGCGGTATTTTGCTTTTTCAGCTGACATCGATACCTCCTTAGCCGGTCACTTTAGAGCGGGTCGGGTACGGGGTATTAGCATCAACGTCCAGGTTGATACCAGAGGTGAACGCGCCAGCAGTCAGCGGGCCGGTGGCTACGGAGTAGTTCACACGCAGATAGCGCTGAACGCCCGCCGGTACCTTCGCCGACACAACGCGCTTACCAGCTTTAAGCGCTGCCAGAGCCAGGGCGCCGCTGTCATAAATGGTCGTCCAGGTGCTGTTATCCGGGCTGGTCTGCAACTGCACGTTGACGGTGGCGGCGCCAGCAGCGGTAGCCGTGGTGTTAACGAGAGCCCAGAACTCTAGCGGATAACCAACGCCGATATCACGGCGGGTACCGTCGACAGGCGCCAGGTCAATCACATCGGTAGAAGCAGCAGTAGCCGTAACCGCCTGCGCTTCGGAGAACATCAACAGTTTGTCGAGGATCATCTTCATTTCTCCATTTAGCAGCCCGTTACCGGGCCGCTGGTTATAGTCAGGGGTTAAACCACGCGAGCTTCAGTTTCCAGAAGCGCATCTGTTTCGCGAATCGGAACGCCACGGAAGCTGGTCCACCATTCGCCTTCAGTCTCTTTGACGCTAATCGCCAGAGAGGATTTCTCCAGAGATTGCAGGTCAAGAGCCTGGGCAACGGTGCGGTTCATGTAGAACACCGGGCGCCCCATGCCACGGTTAGGGATGCGATGCAGCGCTTTCACCATGAGCTTGGCGATGTTCGCCGCCGCAGCAGGGTCGGACAGGTCGCTGATATCGATGTTCGCGATGCGCACAACGTAGCGCCAGTCGCGCAGGCACAGGCCGTTATCCCACTTATAGTGGGTGCGGTAGCCTTCATACTGGCCGCCGTTGGCATCTTTCAGGGTCTGCTGGCCTTTATCTTCCATCTGCAGACCTGCTTTCTGGCCTTTCGGGAAGATACCGTGAACGGTGTTTTCGCCCCATACAATGAGCCAGATTGACGTGTTATCGGTGCCGGTACCGCCGGCGTCGATAATGTTTTGCGCGTTGGTAGCCGTCAGGTCGGAGTAACGAGAGGATAGGCCCATGAACTGCTGCGGGTTAACGCTGGTGTCGCCATAAAAAAGCGTTTGAGCCATCTGCTGATTCATCGCTTCAATAAATGCGCGATCTTCTGACAGTCGGAATTCAGCGGTATTTCCGTTCAGATCTGCCAGAGATTTATCAATCTCCGCATAGGTTTCCAGCATGCCAATGCCATCGGTAACCTGCACAGTGGTCGATTTGCTCGGCTGAACGCCGTAGTTGAGCAGACGCCAGGTCGCCGACGGCAGGCCAGAGCGAATGGTCGTACGATGACCGGTCGGAAGGTTACCTTCAACGATCAGCATGTCCTGCAGGATCGGGTTGGTTTGGGAAAGGAGTTCGATAATTTTATCGACTTTCCCGTTCGGGTCGATGCGCTTACCCCAGTCTGCCAGCGTCAGCGCAGTAATGCCTTTAACAGCCATGGTTATATCCTCTCTTATTTGCCATAAAGCACTTCGGCCGCACTACGCTGACCGCTTTCTTTTCCTGTCACCACGCCATCTTCTGACATGGCTTTTCCTACTTTGACGAACGCCTTCACCAGCTCCGGGTGATTACCCAGCCCTGTGCCGTTCAGATATTCCTTCAACTCCGGCGTACCGAAGGTATCCAGAGCGCGCTGAGCAACACCGAGGTTGGCCGTCAATTTATCGCCGCCGATCTCTTTATCGGCCTTGACGGTTGCGGCCCATTCTTCAGTTTGTGCCTGCCATGCATCTGCCTGGCGCTGCTGCACACCGGCCAGAATTTTCGGGTATGCATCCACCAACTTCTGCGCCTGCTCATTGGTCAGGTTCAGTTCACGGGCAACCGGCTCGAAGTCCTTCAGCGCTTCAGCGTCCAGCTCGACGCCTTCACCTGCCTGGAATTCGTATTTCTCCGGCGCGCCTTCCTGCTTCTGCTCTTTGTCATCAGGCTTGTCTGCTGGCTTATCACCATCAGCGGGCTTATCGTCCTGAGGCTTGTCACCTTCAGCGCCATGCTGTGGCTTATCGCCTTCTGGTTTTGCCGGGTCAGCAGCAGGTGCGGGTGGCTCAGACGGTGCCGGTGCAGTGCCACCATCAGCAGGTTGCTCATTGCAAAGACGGCGATGCAGCAAACGTTCAAATAAATTCATGGTTACTCCTGTTCACTGGCCTCTGCGGCCATCTTCAGATACTGTTCAGGGCAGTGCGCCATGACGCGCTGGAACAATGCCAGCGCCAGGTTGCGCTGCCCCTCGTTGAAAGCAGTCACTTGCGGATCACCGGCAAAGCAGGCAGAAAACACCTTGCCCTGCTCCAGTACCCCCCAGATCACCCGGCGGCCCTGCTCGCTACCCATGACGAAACGGATATCTTCAATGTCACGCTGTTGAAGGAGTTCCTTCTCGCGTGCCGATTCAGCAGCCAACTGGTCATCATCAAAATCTGTCATTGCTGGCCACCTGCAGGAGCACCTGCTGCGTTAGAAAGCGCTGTCAGTACGCTGGGATCCTCCGTCTGCGCTTCACTGAGAGTCTTGGCACCCTGAGCGGCAGCCATGCCCATAGCCACCATTTGCTGCTGTTGCTGCTGCTGAGCGCGCTGCTCGCGAACCTGCTCAACCTGTTCCTGTGGAACGATGACTGTCGGCGAGACACCGGACATCTCAGCGAATGCATCAATGGCTTGATCCACGTTGAGTTTGTCCAGCGCTTCCGGTTTGGCCTGTGCCAGCTGGCCAATGAAGCCGACGGTGGATGACAGGCTTGATAGCCCAATAGATTTCTGCGCCTGCGCCATCACCGAGATGTACTCAATGCGCAGCGGCATACCCTGCAGGACGTCAGGCGGCGGCGGGAGTAGGTTTTTTCTCGCCATGATGGAGAAGGTGCGATCGATAAGCGGGTTCAGGCATTCATCGTTCAGACGTTCCAGCACCGGGCCCAGCATCAACAGCTTCTCTTCTTTCATCTCGATCACCGCTTCAACCGGCATCGAGCGGGTATTGATGTTCTGCAACATCATGAAGAGGTCGACAAAGTAGGCGCTGTTGATGATCTGCCGCGTGTCCTGTATGTCTGCCAGCAGGTCGGCGGTATTCGGGTTAACCAGATAGGCAGGCTTTAAACCATCCTGCCCGGTGACCTGATCGATATAGGTGATATCGCCAGGCAAAAGGGAAACGCGCTGGTTGCGGAGTGATGACGGGCCAACCATCGGCGGGTTGGTGGCCTTGTCGATCAGCTGGCTTTTGCGCTTCTGCTCCAGTTGCAGAGCTTTAACCTGGCCGAGGGCAATCATGCCCGGGCAGGATGAGCCGTATACGTCCTCGCCGTTCACTTCCCAGCGCGGCGCCATAATCGGAAATTCATCGAAACCAGACTCACGCAGCAACTTATCGCTGTCGCCGCCAACCTCGTAATAAACCGATTTTACCGGCTTATTTTTGCTGTTGAGCTTGGCAGTATCGCGGTCGATGTTCGGATAAACGGCATGAATAACTTCGATCCAGCTTTCGTAGTTGCCGGAATCCCACATGCCCTTCACTGAATCGCTGACGTTATTGAGGCCAAACTCCATTACCAGCTGGCGCACCGTCATGGAGAATTTACGGAAACAGGTGTCAACGCTGCCGCGCGCAGAGTTCGCCATGTAGTAACTGCCGATCGGAAACATCATCGTGCGGATAACGTCGCTGTCATCTTCCAGCACAGCCATAGCGCCGGTGCTGTAATTCCCCAGGCTGGCGTAAAGCAGCGGCAGCGACTGGTAGATATTGGATTTGTTGAACACTTCGTTCATGCGGCGCTGAACGACTTCAAGCCACAGTTTCACTGGGCCGTAGTCCATCATGTCAGGGTCAGGCGTTGCCAGCTTGAACCACGGGCGCGCAGGAGAAGTGATCCCCGACATCATGCCGCTCGATAGCGTGCGTGCTGCCAGGGTGGCGGTGGGGTCAACAATTTTCGTATTGCGGCGGTCATCCCGGTTTACATCGGTGACCAGGAAGCGGGAGCCACGCGGATTGATGAAGTCGCTCAGTTCGCGCCAGTGCGGATCGAACGATGAGCGATCATTAGTGAGCTGTGCCTGCTGTTTTTGCAGTTGCTCTTTCAGGGTTTCCGCTGCCATCTGCCGCGCTCCAGTTACTGACCGAGCAGCGTTTTGCCGCTGGTATTTGCGGCGGAGGTATCACCCTGCGCCCCGGTCAGCAGCGTAGAACTACGCCCGGCGGCCGCACGGCGACGCCTGGTTTCTTCATCGCGGGAATCGACTACAGCCTGATCCTGTTCCTGCGGAGCCGCCTGAACTTCTGGTGCTGCAGGTACTGAAGGCTTGCTGCCAATGCACATATCGATACTCCATACGCGTTAAAATTATTACCAATTTAACCACATATGATTTATTTGTCGTAGTGTATTGACCTTTTGACGATAAATTATTACCTTTTTGGTAAACACAACATGAAAGCGCACCCCATTCCCTTCCATTGGTGGCTTTGTCGTTACTCAGATGGCGGAGTGCGCTTCCAGGTGTGAAAGCATCCGGCGTATGGCACATGCGTCGATAGCGGTCCGGGGGCTCCTTGGTGCATGGCCCAGCGGGTAGCCGGAATGTGCAAGCCATGCCCTGCATGCACGACAGCGACTCACCATCGTGGCGGTACGGTGTGACACCTCGGAAGAGACGAGGGCACAACAGGAGAGAGTATTTATGGAGCCGCGACAAAGTGTGGCGCCTTAACTGGCTAAGTACTCTCTTCGTTGTGGTGAAGCTCAACGGCGAGCTAGGGAATAGTTTTGCGGTGAAGGTTCTAGATAACTAACCGCAGGATGCGCGTAACCCAATCGGCAGCGCACCGATGGAAGCTGGTTCGACTCCAGCCATCACATACAAAATCACGCCTCAGGACCGTGATACCCGTAGCTCCAGAGCAAGTTTGGCGGTGGCAGTTATTCCCTTTCTGACCACCGCCCTTTTTACAGCAGGACGCCATTGCGATGACTTCATGCTGTAAAACCTGTGACACCCAGCCAAGGACGGCACTTTCCATCATCCCTGTTTCGCCCGGTTCGCCGGGCATTTTTTTAAGGTGAGATTAGACTATGAGTGACAAAGACATTGAATCTGAAATTCAGGCTAAAGGCTTAACCGCGCCGCGCGTTACGCCTACCCGCATCGAAAGCATTATTGCTCAGGAGGCATATTTCACAGCAGAAGATGGTGCCTTTGGCGTAGCCATAAAAGCGAAACATACTGGCGGAGAGGTAAACTACCAGCCGCACGAATCACTTTCTCTGCTGACGTTCTGCGTCATGGTGCTGCGCAACGGCTTCACCGTCACTGGCGAAAGCGCCTGCGCCAGCCCGGAAAACTTCGACCCTGAGATTGGACGTAAGATTGCCCGTGAAAATGCGGTAAATAAAATCTGGATGCTGGAAGGTTACCTGCTGAAGCAGAGACTGAGCGAAAAATAACACCGTGACATGTCACAATAGCCCGCCGATGCGCGGGCTTTTTTTACGCCCACGGGTCGTACTCGCTGATCACGTTGGGCTGCTTGCCGCCGGCAGCGGGGAAATCTGAACGCTTCGTCACTGGATACGCGAACGTCAGAAGCAGCGCATCGCCCTTGCCCGGCGACCGGCCCAAACGCTCTTTGATATCTTCCTTGGGCTCCATGACGATCTTACCGTCCACTCTAACCTTGTACTCTGCCGCGGACAGGTCGTCCGCCGTCTCCTGGTCGTCCAGCGCGCCGCCGAGCTTGAGCCACGTCTTACAGGCGTTGAACATCTCGCCGCGCTTATTCAGCATCTGCGGATCTGCCGATGCGCCGCCGAACGGCACAAGCTGCCAGGTGCGGCCCCAGCCATCACCGATGGACTTCAGCCCGGTACCGTAACCGAAGTCGATAAACACCGCGTCAGCCTGGTACTGGTCCTCAAAATCAGCGATACGCTTCGCCATAATCAGATCGTCCGTGGTTTTGTTGCCGGTCCACAGCACTTTGCTGTGCAGCCCCTGGCGGAGATAAATCACTGCATCATCCACGCCAGAATAAGCCGGGTCGACGCCGATTATCCGCGGGGCGTGCGCCACTTGCGCAGCGGTCACTACACGCTTCATCGCCTCATCAGTCAGCCCGGTAGGGATAAACTGCAGCTCTGAAGCATCCGGGAAGATCCCGCGCACGCGAACCTTCACGAAATCGCTGTCCTCGCCGTAGTCATCGACCCATTTCTGCAGCTGCTGCTTGTTGGTGCCTTCGACGGTGCGGCTGTCGATTTGCGCGCACTTCCAGCGATGCTTGTATTTGCGGAAGCACTCCCGGAATCGCCCGGTGTTGCGCGTCGGGTTACCGAACGCCACCCAGATGATTTCGGTGTCTTCGTCCGTCAGCGCGCCCTCGGCAACCTCCCACACCAGATCGGCAATATTGGAAGCCTCATCGAATACGACGATGATGCGCTTACGCTCGTTGTGCAGCCCGGCGAACGCCTCTGTGTTGTGCTCAGACCATGGAATTGCGTCAGCGCGCCAGCGTTTATCGTGGCCTGGATCGTTGCTGTACATCGCCGTAGCGGTGCAGGTGAACCACTCTTTCGTGATAGCCAGGTTCGACCATTTGATGATTTCCGGCCAGGTCTTCGTGCGCAGCTGGTTGTCGGTGTTAGCGGTCACCACCACCTTGCAATCTTCACAGGTGGACATGGCCCAGTTAATCAGCATCGAGATGAACGCAGATTTTCCGATGCCGTGGCCGGATGCGCGGGAAATCATCAGCGGCTGGTGACGTGTCGCGGGATTCTGCAGGTGCTCGCCTATCTCGCGGAATGCGTCAGCCTGCCACTGTCTCGGCCCGGAGGCGTGCGCCAGTTCGGTGCCATCCTCGCCCCACGGGAACGCATACAGCGCATAGCCCAGCGGGTCATGGGTGAAGCTGGCGATATCTTCGATCAGCTGTTCTTCCGGGGATAAAGCGGCGTCTGTCACTGGTCACCACCCTGACGCTCTTTCAGGCGGCTCCGGGCGGCGGCCATGCGATCGGCAATGGTGACGTTCACGTTAACTTCCATGCGCTCTTTGAACGCGTTAACGTCGACGTGCTTACCGATAAGCTCGAGGTTCTTCACCTTGTCGGGCCATTTGATTTTCTTGAGGATGGTCTCTATCGAGGTCTCATCCATGTTCATGATGGTTGAGGACAGGTCAAACCCGCTGAGCGTGGTTCGCCAGATTTTCGGCCACTCGCGGATAGGCTTCAGGCTGCCGTCATCGTTCAGGATATCCAGCACATCCATCTGGTCGATTTCCACCAGGCGCAGCAGGACATAATCAGCACTGACGCGCAGGCGCTTGTTGCGCTCTTCCATCAGCTCAGCAATTCGTTTCTGGATACGCTCATCACGCATCATCGTGCTGGCTTTGACGTGGGCAGACTTCGGTGAGAACCCGGCATTGATGGCCGCCTGCGTCTGATTTTCAGGGCATTTCACATACTCCTGGGCGTAGGCTTCCTGCATCACCGTCAACGGTTTGTACTGAGTTGATTTGCGCTTCGGATCCTTTGGCATGGTAAACACCCCGAAAATAATTACCTTTTAGGTAATAGTAACACGCAAAACAAAGCCGCCATAGTCGGCGGCTGCGGTCATTCCAGTTTAAATTCATCCTCAAACTCATGAGCTCGGGCGGCGACATGGTCGTATAGCACGACGTACTCAACACAGCTTGATAGTGGCATTGGCCGCTCAAACTCAAGCCAGAAGCAGTCGGCATAAGCTCGACCAAACCAGTACCCGCCGCCGTACTCCTTGCCACGCTGTATCATCATCCATCGGCCATCAGGCACAGCGTCGATAAAATCCCCGCGGTAAACGACAGTATAATTACGGTCTTTGCCACCCATGATCTTCACCCCTAAAATACTGTATATTTAAACAGTGTGCGCCGGGAGACCGGTTAGAGATCAAGGGGTGAAAGTCCCCGACCATTGAAGGACCAGCAATCCACAAGGTCCCC